ATGGTTTTGGAGGGCGCCTCCATCCGCGCGCTGGCTTTGGCCTTTGGGATCGGCCGCCAAGCGGCGCAGCAGAGAGCCAAGAAATTGGGCTTGCTCAATGCATCTGAACGCAGACCGCTCAAACGCTGCACAATGTCGAACGTCGCGACCGACCTGGCCAACCTCACAAGAGACAGCCTTCCGGCCGGTCATGAATTGACATGGGGCCTGATCAACCTTGGCACCTGTCTCGAAGGCGCATCGTATCCGGCGCCCGAAGCTGTCGGCCTCAGTCGAAAATTGTTGGCCTCGGTTGCGGTTGCCGGCTGATGCAACGTAGCCGCGATCCCGCCGCGCCCCACCGTGCGGCACCATTTCTAGCCCGCCTTGTAGCATGTGGCCTAGTGGGCCGCGCTGAGGCGCTTGCCGCATTGCTCCAGGCAGCAGCGCCGGCGCGGGTCTCTGCCTGTGGCCGAAAGGCCCGGCTGACCTGTAGCGATTGTAGCCCTTCAGCGCAGCGTCAAAATCAGCGGGGTGCTGCAGCCAAGGCCGCCCGCTCCACACTCGACCTCCTGCTTCAGGCGAACGCACACCGAAGGCAACTCGCCATCGCCGCGGCGCATGCCGCCGGCCCATCGCTTCAGCCGACCGAAATCCAGGCGCTGACCGCGGATGCTCTCGCTCGCCACCTTCGCATCCGTCGCCGCGCCTGATTACCGACCTTGATGAGGAATCTAGCCATGCAATTCAACCCGCTCCCATACCCCTCGATGCTCCGTCAAACCGCAACGTGCGCAGATCTCCCGCCAGATGCGGAATATGTCTGCTACCGGCTCGAAGAGGCTGGTAGGGCCTTGCTGGCACTACCTAACACCGGCCCCAACACGCAACTTCGCACCACGCGGCATGATGTCGTCCAATCGGCTGTGGAAGCCTATGGCTGGGCCCGTGTCGATACCCGGCTCCGGCCCGCCACCCCAACCGCGGGCCAAATTACCCGCATGGATGAGGCGCTGGATTGGATTCCGCGTATTCCAATCGACCGCTACGTCCTGCGACGTATCGTTGGCGCCCGTGCGTTGATCAGCCCGATCACCGAGCGACATCTTTTCCCATGGCGTCGCCTTGGTGCGCTTCTAGGCGCCGACCATAAAGCAATCCAGCGCTGGCACATTCAGGGAATCAACATCATCGTAGCCGCACTGCGGAACCCAATCGTATCCCGACCGAATTTGTAACCATCGAGCTTTTGGGCCGCTCTAACCGCACGCTTAAAATGTTATTCAAGCGTGCCGGTTCATCAAACGCAGCATGTAACGTCGCTCGCAGGATGCCACATCTGGTGGTCTGACAAATGCCGGTCGCAAGACCGTATGGGCTACATCGGTTGAAGCGTCACCATTGCCACGCCGGCATCCAGAATTCCAAGCTCCTTCGCAGCCTGACGCGAAAGATCTATGATCCGGGTCCGAGTCCCGGGCCGATCGTTGATTATCACAATCACCGAGCGCGTCCCGCTATGGCTTGTCACCCGCACCCTAGTGCCAAGCGGAAGTGTCGCATGCGCTGCTGTTAGCTCGTTCTGGTCGTATCGCGAACCGGAACTTGTCCGATGCCCTTGCCAATGCTCGCCACCATACCACGATGCCATCCCGGTCTGCTGCCATGTCGCAACACTGCCGCGCTCGCGCCACAGCGTACCGTCGTCGATTAAATTGCGGTCGATGGAACCGGCCCGCCCAGTCGCGCTGACCCTATGGACGATTCCCCCGCTGGTGCTTTGCAGCAAGGTCGGCGCTAGGTCGCGTAAACGCGAACGTGCAGCCGCCCGCCCGGATGCTCGTGTAGCAGGCGCCACCTTGATAGCCACCCGATCTGACGAGGAACTCCGAACAACGACCTTAGTCTCGGTTTTCGCCCGCCCGCCATGATTGGCTGCACCACTTGCCTTCGTCACATTCCCGTTCTGACCGATCTTTGCCGCATCCGCGGTCGCAGCCATCGCTGGGACGCTTAATAGCAAGGCCATGACCAAGCCAGGCAAAACCCGTTTGGCACGAATGATCATCAATGCTCCATTCTCATCGATGCCATGACCAATAGAACAGGACGAAACGTATCCAGTCACTGTAATAAGGTCGGCAAGGCGGAAGCTACAACCCGAAGTCCAAGCCTTGCGGTGGACCGGATGCAGCAAACAGTACGGTATAAGCGTGGCATACAGACAAGCCTGGGAGGCAAGATCAACCCCCCTGCGACCGCAGGATTGGGCACATTGTTGCCATAATTAGGCACTCGAACTCACGGATATTGCAGAAAGAGAACCCAACTCTACCCGCAAACATCTGAAAACAAATGAGTTTCAAAACGTCGATACGGTTATTTATCGCTGCTTCAATTGGCTTTTCAGCCAAATCACGAAATGGCAGTTTTTCAGGAATGACATCCTCTCAATCGGTCTAAAAGGAATTTTCGCCTAACGTGGAATTTTTTCCTTCCCAGCCACCCCAAAAAAATATATGGTTTTCCCTATGATCGACTGGACGCGCAGACAGCGCCACCCGATCCCGACAGGTTCCCCCAAAGGACAGCATGGCCAAAAAAGCAGACCAGCCCAAGCTGGCGCTGGCCATTCCCGCATTGGCCATCGACCCGCGCATCACTTCGCAACCGACGCCGTCCGACGACTGGAGACCTGGTAACTCAACTCCCCAAACGAATGCCGCCACACCGGGCGATCGGCAGGCCGAGCCCACCATAACACTGCCCGATATCACCGCCCTCCGGGACTGGGCTTCCCACGCCTTGGCGCCGCTGGACCAGGTGCCCGCCCGCCATCACATCGCCATGCTCGACCGTCTCGAAGATGTTGCCGCCGGCAAGATCGACCGCCTGATGCTGCTTCTGCCGCCAGGCCACGGAAAATCCGCCTACGCCTCGGTGCTCTTCCCTGCCTGGTGGTTCACGCGCCATCCGGCCAGCTCGGTGATCGCCGCCTGCCACACCGCAGATCTCGCCAGCCATTTCGCCCGCAGGGTTCGCGAGATCGTTCGCGAACAGGCTCCCGTCCTCGGCTACAACCTTACGCGCGACGAACGCGCCGCCGCACGATGGCGAACCACCAACCGTTCCGATTACTACGCCTGCGGCATTCGCGGCCCGATCACCGGTCGCCGCGCCGACCTTGTCCTGATTGACGATCCCATCAAGTCGCACACCGAAGCCGACAGCCAGTCCGCCCGTGACTCTCTCTGGAACTGGTATCGCTCCGATCTTGCAACCCGCCTCAAACCGGGCGGTCGCATCGTCCTGATCATGACACGTTGGCATCAGGACGACCTCGGTGGACGCCTCCTTGAGACCGACCCAGGTTGGACCGTGCTAAAATTCCCGGCCTTGGCCGAGGCAGACGACCCGCTCGGCCGGAAGCCCGGAGAAGCTCTCTGGCCAGAATGGGAAAACGAAGCGGCGCTTGATCGCAAACGCCAAACCGTCGGCCCCCGCAACTGGCAGGCGCTCTTCCAACAGAATCCAAAGCCTGACTCTGATGCCCTCTTCACCACCGCGCGAATTCTCATCATAGAGGAAATGCCAAAAATCATTCGTGAAGTCCGGGCATGGGACCTTGCTGCAACCCTTCCCACCGAAGGCCGCGACCCCGATTGGACGGTTGGACTTAAGCTCGGCATCACTCAGGAAGGCCGCCATATCGTCACTGATATTATCCGTATCCGGGCAGGGCCGACCGAAATCGCCAACCTTATCGTGTCGACGGCGAACCACGATGGCCCTGAAACGCTTGTCGGCCTTCCCCAGGATCCCGGCCAGGCCGGGAAACAACAGATCGCCTGGCTCACCCAACGCCTCGCCGGCCACCGCGTCAGTGCCAGTCCAGAAACCGGCAGCAAACTTCTCCGCGCCACCCTACCCGCCGCCGCCATCGATGCCGGATCGTTGTCATTGTTACGCGCATCTTGGAACCGCGTGTTCCTGGACGAACTGCGGGAGTTTCCCCAAGGGAGGAAGGACGATCAGGTCGATGCGCTCAGTCGTGCCTTCACGTCGCTCGCGCAGTCCAGCACGCAGCCCCATCGTTTCAACATGTCCCTCCTCGGTCGCTGACCCACCCATCATCCGCCACTTTCCGGAAGGCGAGCCCCCATGTTCGACACTATTGCCGCCCTGTCACCGCCCGACCCAGACTACAGCCCGCGCACCGCACGCCTCGCACTTTATAAGAAGGTACAGGACGGTACTCTCTACGACCTGCTCCCCCACGCCTTTCAGGACGAGCGAACGGCCTCTGGCGAATACATTCCGCTTCGCAGCCGGCGCCCATCCGTGCGCTATCCACTCGCCCGAATCGTGGTTGACGACAGCGTGAGCCTTGTCTTCAGCGATGGACATTTTCCCACCCTCGACAGCGACGATGTTGGATTGCGCAGCACTCTGTCAGACCTCGCCATTGAGACCCGGCTGAATTCCGTCATGCAGGAAGCCGCCCTGCGTGGCGCCGTCGGATCAGTCGCCGTCCTGTTGCGCGTCCTCAAGGGCCGCATCTTTCTCAAGGTCCTCGAAAGCCTCTACCTCAACCCTGTCTGGGACCCAGAAGCGCCTGATACGCTTCTTTCAGTCACCGAAAAATACAAGGCCGCTGGCAGCAGCCTCGTCGATCTTGGTTACCAAATCGATAACCCAGCAGCGCAATACTGGTTCATGCGGATCTGGGACAGCGACCGCGAAACCTGGTTCCACCCCTGGCCCACCACCAGCGTCGATCCCCCCATGATCGACGCTCTCAGAAGCATCTCCCATGGTCTTGGCTTCGTCCCGCTGGTCTGGACCCGCAACCTTCCAGGCGGGCCAGACGGCGCAGAAGGCATAGATGGAGCCTGCACCTTCCGCCCCGCGATCGAGACCGCGATCGAGATCGACTACCAACTCAGCCAAGCAGGGCGCGGCCTCAAATACAGCTCAGACCCCACGCTGCTCATCCGTGAACCGGCCGGAGATGCAAGAGAACTCGTCCGCGGCGGCGGCAACGCCCTGGTCGTCACCGAACACGGCGACGCCAGGCTGCTCGAAATCAACGGCACCGCGTCGGCCGCCGTGATCGAATACATCCGAACCCTGCGCGAGCTCGCCCTCGAAGGCGTGCACGGCAACCGCGCCAGTGCAGACCGCCTCACCACGGCGCAGTCGGGCAGGGCGCTCGAAATGATGAACCAGGGCCTCATCTTCCTCGCCGACAACCTCCGCGTCAGCTACGGCGCCGCCATCCTGCAGATCGCTCGGATGATCATCTCGGCCAGCCACATCTACCGCCTCACCACCCACCACGAACCCGTCCCGCCGCTCGATCGCAGCGCGAGGCTCCGCCTGAAATGGCCGCGCTGGTACGCGCCGGACGCCTCCGACCGCGCCGCCGATGCACAAACCCTCGCCACTCTCACCACCGCCAAACTGCTCTCGCCGGAAACGGCGCTGCGCAGCATCGCCGATATCTACGCCGTGCCCGACATCGGCCTGGAACGCGCCAAAATCGCAGCCACCGAACCCGACATCGCAGGGCAGGAAACCGTATGACCGACACAACACCCTCTACTGCCAACGACCGCGTGGGCGATCTCGAGCGCCAGCTCGTCGAACGAGAGGCCACCCACCAGCGCGACCTCACCCACGCCGAACTGAAAACCCTCGCCGTCCGAGCCGGCATGATAGACCTCGACGGCCTCAAACTTCTCGATCTCACCACAATCAAACGCGATGCCAAAGGCGAGATCGAAAACGCCGATCGTATCATGACCGATCTCAGGCGCGCCAAGCCGTGGCTGTTCCCCACCGCCAACTCTTCGGCCACGTCACCCACGCCGCCATCCACGCCGCCGGTTGCCAAGCCAGTCACGGCGATGTCGCACAAGGAATGGCAAGTCGCGCGAACCGAACTGCTTCGCCGCCGCTAAGGCCTCCCTGGCTGACTACGCCTTTCGAACTTCGCGAACGCAAACATTTTCATGCCCGGAAGCCCCGGCGCATGCGCAAACCTTCATGAGGAAATTTCCAGATGGGCATTCAGAACTTCCCGGCCGCCCTGCAGCCGATCATCCAGCAGGGCTTCCTCGAACGCGAGTTCGAAGCAGCCCTCCACAGCCGCCTAGGCTATCGCATGTGCGCCGACCGCCAGGATTTCGCCGTCGGCATCGGTGAAACCCTCACCAAAACCCGCGCCGGCCTGAAACCTTCGGTGACCACCCCGTCGGTGCCCTCCACCAACACCAACCTGGACAACGGCCTCACGCCAGGCAGCTACGGCGTCGAGCAGTTCACCATCACCCTGAACCACTACGCCGCCACCACCGACCTTAACATGGTCACCTCGCGTGTCGGTATCGCCAGCCAGTTTCTTCTCAACGCCGCCATCAACGGCGAGCAGGCCGCCCGCTCGCTCGACGAACTGGCCCGCAACGCCCTGTTCAGCCCATATTTCGGGGGCAACACCCGGGTCCGCACCACGCTCGGCAGCGCCGGCGTCAACGTCACGGTCGACGACATCCGCGGCTTCCAGACGGTCTTCGTGAACGGCGTTCAGACGCCGGTCGGCGGGTCCGCCAGCCTCACGGTCAATGTAGGCGCCAACTCCTACACCCTCGTCGGCGCCGCGGCAGACACCTCCAACATTTCCGTAGCACCTTCCGGCATATCCGGCGTGCTCACCTTCAGCGGCTCGGTCACCGTCGCCGACGGCACCATGGGCAACGCCGTCATAGCGTCCACCGCCAGCTCGATCATGCGGCCGAACAGCCGCCTGACCTCAACCGCCCTCACCTCGGCTGACACACTGACCATGAGCGCCCTGCTCAACGCCGTCACCCAACTCCGCCTGAATGCAGTCCCGGAAATCGATGGCGTCTATAACTGCTATCTCGACCCTGTCAGCGCGCGGCAGCTCTTTGCCGACAACGATTTCCGCCAGCTCTTCCAGGGTGCTACCTCGGCCAACCAGGTCTTCCAGCGCGGTATGATCAACGATTTCCTCGGGCTGCGCTTCATCCCCACAACCGAGGCCTACGTCCAATCCCACCCAACGCTCTCTGGCGCCGTCATCCGCCGCCCGATCATCGTGGGGCAAGGCGCCCTTATCGAAGGCGATTTCGCCGGCATGGCTGCGGCCGACGTGGCGCCCGACGACAGCCTGATCTCGATGGTCGACGGCATCGCCATGGTCACCCGCGAGCCGATCGACCGCCTGCAGCAGATCATCGCGCAAAGCTGGTACTGGATCGGCGGCTTCTGCGCCCCGTCAGATACCACAACCAACCCCACCACCGTGCCCACCGCCACCAACGCCGCCTACAAGCGCGCCGTCATGATCGAGCATATCGGCTAACCGCCTCCATTCTGCCACTCCCCGCCCATTCGGACGGGGGACCAAACCCGGGGGAAGCGACATGCCGTTCAGCGAAAGCGAATTGACCGATCTGCGCCGCCATTGCGGCTACCCCGCCTATGGCATCGGCAATGGCGGCTTCAGCAACTGGCGCTTCTATCAGGCCTACGGAATGCTCGAATACCGCCTCCAGCGTCTCTCCGGCGCCGAAGAATCCGTCGCCCGCACCTACATCCAAACCCTCGCCACCCTGGAACATGCCGTCACCGACGCCTCGGCCACGCTAGACACCGACAGTGCCGCAGCATGGACCCGCAACGCGCGAGAAGTCGCCGAACGCACAAGGCTTTTCGACGACTGGCGACGTCGTCTTTGTGGCTTCCTCGGCGTGCCTCCTGGGCCATCGCTGGGCGACATTGGCACCAGGCTGGTTGTCTGATGAATGCAGCCCAATTGCAGGACCGCCTGCACCGCGCCGCCGGTCGCAGCGCCGCTATCGCCGGCGAAACCTGCGATCTCTTCCGCCCACTCGACCCGATGCATCCGCTCGCCGCCACCAACCGCATCCTGCGTCTGCACGCCGCCTTCCTTCCCATCGGCGGTGGCCTTCGCCGCCCTGTCCAACAGAACCAGCTGGTGTGGGAGGGCCTGTTCGATGCTGCCTACACGCGCCCCGGCGACATCCTGCGCCGCGCCAGAGATGGCGCTGTGTTCTACATTGCAGCCCAACAGCCACTCCTGCCGGTCCTTTGCGTCCACGCTCTGCGGATCATCACCATCACCCGCCCCAGCACCGCCAACGTCGCCGGTCTCAACCTGTATGGCGGCGCCATCGCCGCCACGCAGACCACCATCGCCGAAGGCTGGCCCAGCGCGATCACGTCACTCGCCACACAAGGCACCGGCCAAGCAGGCCTCGCGGCCGAGCTCGCCACCGGAACCTGGCAGATCCAGCTCCCCACGAGCCTCAAACTCCAACTGCGCACCACCGACCGGCTTAGCGACGACCAAGGCCGCATCGGCATCATCGCCAGCGCGGAGACATCCGACCTCGGCACCACGCTCATCGTCCGCCAGGCAAGCACCTAAAATAGGAGGCACCCCATGGCCGACCTTTCCGACGTCGAGACCAGCCTCGCCAGCCTGATAACGGCAACAGCCTACCCAAACGGCAGCGATGCCTTGTCAATCACCGGCACCGTCGTGCGGATCTATCGCGGCTGGCCCAACCAATCCGCCCTGAACGCCGATCTTGCATCCGGTATCGTCACCATCACGATCTTTCCTGATCCGGGCCACACCCGCATCACCACCCGCTATCTCGATCCGCCCGAGACAGGATCGGTCGCCCTGCCCACAATGACAGCCAGCGTCACCGCCAGCACGGCAACATTTGCAGGCGTGGCCGCACCCGGCCAAATCGCCGGCGTTCTCGTCGACAACAGCGCCTTCGTGCACCGCACCGCAAAAGGCGACACGCCGGAATTGGTGGCCAGCATTCTCGCCAGCTATATCCGCACCCGCCGCGCGGTCCAGGTCCAAGGCGCCAGCCTCACCATCCCCGGCTGCCGAAGCCTCATTGCGCGTATCGTCGCCGACCAGGCCACTCAAACCGAAACCCGAAGGCAGGTGCAAGGCTTTCGGCTTTCCTTCTGGTGCCCAACCCCCACGCTGCGTGATCAGGCCACAGCCCTCGTCGACGGAGCACTGAGCATGCAAAGATCCCTTACGTTGCCAGACGCCACCACCGCCAGGCTGCACCAGACCGGCACCACGGTGTTCGACCAAAGCCAGAACGCCAGTCTTTACCGCCGAGACCTGATGCTCAGCGTCGAATACGCCACCACCGTCACCACCACCCAACCCGCCCTGATCTTCGGCGACGCCAGGCTGTTGCCGAATGCGTCAGCCGGTAGATCCCTCCTCGGCTGAAGGACGCAGCATGAACACCCATCTCGCGGTCACTCGTGCATTCGGCCCCCACGCCAAAGGCGCCATCGTCTCAGACCTCACCATCATCGAAGCCATCCTGGCGTCAGACCATGCAGGCCATGTGGTGCCCGTCCAGGCGTCCAGCACCACTCCAAAAAACGCCACCCCAGAAAAGGAGGCCTGATCCATGCCAATCGTCCAACAGGGCAATATCAACACCACCGCCCTCGTCGTGCCCGATCTCTACGTCCAGATCGTGCCGCCGCAGAACCTCGTCCTGAACGGCGTGCCCACCAACGTCGTGGGCATGGTCGGCACCGCAAGCTGGGGGCCGGTCGGCCAGCCTACCATCGTATCCAATATGGCAGACTACGCCCGCAGCTTCGGCGCCGTGATGCCGCGCAAATACGACCTCGGCACCGCGGTCGCCACCGCCGTCCAGCAGGGTGCGTCGAACTTCCGCTGTGTCCGAGTAACCGATACCACCGACACTGCAGCCAGCCTCACGCTCCCAGGCACCGCCTTCGCACTCACCGCCCTCTACACCGGCAGTTCAGGCAATCAGATCGCCATCACGCTGGCTTCAGGCAGCAAAGCCGCAAGCTTCCGCTTTACCGTGGCATTGCCGGGCCTACAGCCCGAGGTGTTCGACAACATCACCGGCAGCGGTACGCAGTTCTGGATCAACCTTGCTGCTGCCATCAACACCGGAAACGGTAGCCAGCGTGGCCCCAGCCAGATTGTGCTGGCCAATGCCGGTGGCACCTCCGCCACACCAACCCCGCTTTCCGCCAGCTTCGCAATCGGCACTGCCGGGTCTGACGGTGCCGCCGTCACCACAGCCAGCCTCATCGGCGCCGATACCATCCCCCGCCGCGGCATGTATGCCCTGCGTGGCCAGGGCTGCTCGATCGGTGTGCTGGCCGACTCCGATGACAGCTCGCAATGGACCACCCAGGCCGGCTTCGGTCTGGCCGAAGGCGTCTATATGATCCTCACCGGCCCCACCTCAGACACGATCAGCAACGCCGTCGCCACCAAACAGGCGGCGGGCCTGGACACCTACGCTGCCAAAATGATGTTTGGTGACTGGATCTGGTGGAACGACCAGGTCAACGCAGTCCTCCGCCTCGTCAGTCCCCAGGGCTTCGCAGCCGGCCGCCTGGCCAACCTGTCGCCCGAACAGTCCAGCCTCAACAAGCCGCTCTACGGTGTGGTCGGCACCCAGAAATCCGGCACGCCCGGCAGCAGCCAGAACACCGGATACTCGGCTGCTGAACTCGGTATTCTCATCGGCGCCGGCATCGACGTCATCGCCAACCCCCAACCGGCCGGGGCCTTCTGGGGCGTCCGCGGCGGCCACAACGCCAGTTCGAACGCGGCGACCAACGGCGACAACTACACCCGCCTCACCAACTTCATCGCCGCCACCCTGGCAGCCGGCATGGGCCAATATGTCGGCCAGGTCATCAACCAGGCGCTGTTCCGCCGCATCCGCGCCACGCAACTGAGCTTCCTGCAGGGCATGCTCAGCCAAGGCCTGCTCGGCAGCACGGACGGAACCCTGCCCTTCAACGTCCTGTGTGACATAAGCAACAATCCGCTTATTCGTACCGGCCTCGGCTATGTCCAGTCGGACGCGCAGATCCAGTACCAGGCGATCAACGAGAAGTTCATCGTCAACATGGAAGGCGGCCAGACCGTGCAGGTCAGCCGTCAAACCCTCCCAGGCGCCCCCGGCGCGCTGTCCGCATAAGGAGACCACCCCATGCCCAGCACCGCCTTTTCCGTCGGCCGCGACTGCCAGCTCGTCGTCATGGGCCCGTTCGGCCGCCTCGACCTCACCCATGTCACAGGCTTCGAAAGCCGCCAGCTCACCGCTCCCATCCGTGTTGATCGCATCGACGGCTCGCAACTCGCGGCCGAACTCCCCAAAGGCTGGGACGGCCATTTCGAACTCGAACGCGGCAGCTCCGCCGTCGACGACTTCATCGCTCGCATCGAACAGGCCTACGTCTCCGGCAGCGCCGTCCCAACCGGCACACTCTATCAGTACGTCAGCGAAGTCGACTGCAGCACCAGCACCTACCAATACGACCAGGTGGTCTTCAAACTTACTCAGGCCGGCCTGTGGCGCGGCGATCAGAGCGTCAAGCAGCGGCTGGACTTCTTCGCATCCCGCCGTAAACGCGTCTGAATCCACCAGCCCCCAATCCAAAGGTGTCATCGATGGAAACCCCCACAGCCCGCCACCTCGCTGCCGTCCAGTCCACCCAACAGGTCCAGGACAGCGAAGGCCGCACACTTACCATTCGCAGCCTCAACGCGCTCGACAAGCTGCGTCTGTTCAAGGCCGCCGGCCCCACTTTGTCGCAGAACCACCTCTGGCTCGGCATGGCGACCCTGGCCACGAGCGTTGCCGCCATCGACGACATTCCCATTCCGCCACCCACCAGCGAAGCCCAGATTGAAAGCCTCGTCTCAAGGCTCGGCGATTCCGGCATCGCCGCCATCGCCGAGGCGCTTGCCCCACAGGCCCCGATCGACGTGGCGCACCACGCGGGAAACTGAGCCGGCACCCCGATCTGGTCGACAGTCTCTATCTGTGCCGGAACGGGGTGCCGTTTGACGTCGCCTTCTCGCTGCCCCCCGAAGACCGACTGGCCTGGATCGTCGCCATAGGCCGTCTGGACGGCGGCGAGTTCGATTTCCAAACCCATAGCTGGAAGGCAAGGCCGTGAACCTCTACGCCCTCTTTGCCCGCCTCGATCAGGATTTCGACGGTATCGCCGCCGATGCACTTGCGTTGTCGGCAGAGACCCTGGCGAACGATATCCGCCAGGCACTCGCCACCCCACCAGATGGCCCGCACGATCATCCATGGCGTCAGACCGGTGCGCTCCAGGACAGCATCGGCTTTGAGGTCGACCAGGCTACGGCCTGCATTGGCAGCACGTCCGACGTCGCGCGCCATCAGGAATATGGGACGCCCGCAATGCCGCCACGCCCCACCTTCGTCCCACTCGCCATCCAGTCCGGCCCTGCCATCGTCCGCAACATCGCAGACGTTGTCGAACGCGCTTTGGAGCCGCGTTGATGGAAGACGCCTATGTGATCGGCATCCGACTGGCGCTGGACAACGGCGTCAGTGCCGGCGTCGCTGCCATCCGTGACGACCTGGCCAAGCTCGACCGCGCCATTGCGGCATCCACCGCAAACCTTCGCCAACTTCAGACAGTGGCATCCAGCACCACCGCCGCAGCCTTGGGCCAGGCCCAGCCAACGCGCCCGCCGGAACAAAAGCCCCAATCTGCAACCGAGACGCCTGCCCCGCCATCTGTGCCCCAAGCCACTCACCAAATCACCGATGCGCCACAGCCGATCCCGCTTGCGACACGAACGTCTGAAACTGCCCCTGCGCAGCATCGCGCTCAGACACCGTCTGTGCAAACCGAGGCCGCCCCGCGCTCCATCCCGATGCCGCACACCACACCACTGTTGACACCAAAGTCTGAGGCAGCATCGCGCGAATTGCGTATCGCGTCACCTGAGCGCGTCATGGTCACGGCGGAGAACCCGGCGCAACGATCCGATCAGCCAGCGATTTTGCCTCTCTCGCCAAGCTCTGTGTCAGCACCCCCAACAGCCGCACCACTGACCCCAAGCGCTGCATCGCCCAGGCGGCAGGAAGCGGCACAAACTGTGCAAACGCCGTCCGCGGCGCTGTCGATATCCGTCTCTGCACCAACACCGCGCGATGCCGCGACAGGTGAGCTGCATAACCCTTTGCAGCCTGTCCGGGGGATACAATCGGCGCCCACCCCTCCTCCGCCGACAGCACGGCCGCACGTGACACAGCAGCCACGCATCCCCAGTGCACCGGCAAAATCCATCGCCGCCCCGATGCCGTCCCCATCCCAGGCCGCCCCCCCGGTGGCCCTGCCACCAGCCGCCCCGCAATCTTCATCATCCACCACAGGCCCGACAGGTGGAGACGTCTTCCTCGACGGCACTCGGCTCGGCCACTGGATCTCTACAAGCCTTTCCCGCAGTGCCGGCCGCCCCCCATCCGGCACCACCGGCTTCGACCCGCGCCTCGGCGTCACCTGGCCCGGCACCCAACACGGCGGAGGTTGATCGTGCCCGTCTCATACCTCCTGCTCGGTCCCATCCTGTTTCAGGGTTTCGAGCTCCCCGAAAGCATCATTTGGGGCGGCGCCCAGTCACTTACCGTCCACCGTCTCCCCGGCGGCGCTCGCATCATCGACGCCATGGGTCGCGACGACGCCGACATAACCTGGTCCGGCATCTTCTCCGGCCCGGATGCCACCCTCCGCGCCCGTGCGCTGGACCTCATGCGCGCCGACGGCAGCGTCTGGCCGCTCACCTGGGAAAGTTTCTTTTACTCCGCCATCATCGCCCGGCTGGACATCGATCACTGCCGCCCGAACTGGCTGCCCTACCGCATCTCCTGCACGATCCTGCGTGACGAAGCGGCAAGCCTGCTGCTGCTGCCGATCTCCTTGGCTGCCAACGTCGCGCAAGACCTGGCCCAGGCCACCGCCCTCGCGCCGGCGGCGTCGCAGCCCGGATCAGCCGCCTCAGCCGATCTCGGCACGGCCTCCGATCTCGCCGGCCGGTCGGCGCAACAATCCACTGCCAATGCCTATTTCGCGCGGGCGGCCCGCAACGCCAGCCTCGCCTGAAGGAGCCCCCATGCGCATCCTCACCACAGCCGGCGGCACGTTGTTCCATGTCGCGGCCAGCGAACTCAACGATGCCACCCAATGGAATCGCATTGCCCAGGCGAACAACCTTTCCGACCCGATCCTGACCGGCCTCGTCACGCTCCTGATCCCAGACCGGGACCCACAGGGAGGTGACGGCATTGTCCGGTGATCTCCGCAAGCCCCGCCTGCGCGTCCTGGCCAACGGCTCCGAACTGCCAGGCGCCATTTCCGCCGAGATCACGTCCAACAACCACTACGCCGCCGACCGCTTCCACGTCAGCTTGCAGACAACCGCCACCGACGCAGCGATCTGGTCCGAAACCGACACCGCCTTGCTCGATGTCCAACTCGCACTCGACGGCCAATCGTTCATCAGCGTCATTCAGGGCGAAGTCGACCAGCTGCGCCTCAACCCCGCCACATACCGCCTGTCGCTCGAAGGCCGAGACCTCACCGCCCGCCTCATCGAGGCCCGGACCCAGGAAACCTTCGCCAACCAGACCGCCAGCGATATCGCAAATATCCTGGCCGCCCGCCATGCCCTCTCCGCTGACGTCAAACCCACCACAACGCCCGTCGGCGCCTACTGGCAGCTCGAACACGATCGCATCACGCTGGACAGCTTCAGCCGCGCCACCACCGAATGGGACCTGCTGGTCACCCTGGCCGGACACGAAGGCTTCAACGTCTGGGTCACCGGTACTACGCTTCACTTCCGCCCAGACGACGAAACCCAGCCCGCCCCTGCAACCCTCACGCCCTTGAACGTCATCTCGCTGGACCTTGAACGCGCACTGACCCTCGCCCACGACATCGAGGTAACCGTCAAAAGCTGGAACAGCCGCCAGGCCTTCGCCTTCACCCAGACCGCCCGCGCCACCAAATCCGGTGGCGGCCACCAAGGGCGGGCAGGCGGCGCATCCAAACTCCAACGATACGTCTACGTCGTGCCCAACCTGACGCCCGATGCCGCCCTCAAACTGGCGCAGAGCCGCCTCGCCGAACTCACCCGCCACGAGCGCGTGATCGACGCCGAAATGCCGGGCGAACTTACCTTTGCCCCGCGTCAGCAGATCCAGATCGCCGGCACCGGAACCGCCTTCGACCAGATCTACTGGATCGACGAAATTATCCGCCGCATCGATGTCAGCCACGGCTTCACCCAACGCCTGCGCGCCCGCAACGCCACAGTCGGCAGCCAATCCACATCCCCCACTGACCCAATCGGAGGCGCCACATGGACCGCTTCCTGAACGCCATCAAGGCCAGTGCCGCGGCGATGGACCGCACCAGCGCCCAACCCCGCTTCGCCGTCGTCACCAGCGTGGACCCCACCCGTCCCGCGGTGCGTGTCGCCTTGCAGCCCGAAGGCGTCATCACCGGCTGGCTTCCGGTGCTTTCCCCCTGGATCGGCGCCGGTTGGGGCATGTCCTGCCCGCCAAGTCCCGGTGACCAGGTTTTCGTCCTCGCCCAGGAGGGTGATTCGGAACACGGCGTGGTCATCGGCCGCGCCTGGAGCGACACCGCCCGAACCCCCCAGGCCGCACCTGGCGAACTCTGGCTGGTCCACCAATCCGGCGCGTTCATCAAACTGGCAAGCGACGGCACCATCCGCACCCAGGGCGACCTGCATCACACCGGCAACCTGTTCGTCACCGGCGACATCCAGTCCAACCAGAACATCCGCGCCACCCAAAACGTCGAAGCAGGCCAGAACATCGCAGCTATCGTCAGCATCCGAGACAAAAGCGGCACGCTGGACCGCCTTCGCCAGCACTACAACGGGCACACCCATTTCGACCCGCAAGGCGGCTCCGTCAGCCAAACCAACGCCCCAGACTGAAAGGTCACACCCCATGGCCGACACGTCCCATCAATTCGGTGCCGATCTCGCACTGTCTCCCACCGGAGATCTCGCATCTGTCACTGGTGCCGCCCTCGGTCAGCAACGCGTACTTCGCCGCCTGCTCACTAACCCCGGAGACTACATCTGGAACCTCGATTACGGCGCTGGCCTCGCCCGGTTCGTAGGCCGGCCCGCCGATGCCAAAGGGATCGCAGCCGTCATCCGCAGCCAGATCTTCAAGGAGGCCAGTGTGGCCCGCACGCCCGAGCCCACCATCGATGTCCAGTCTGGTGCCACTGGCACGATCTACGCCCATATCCGCTACGCCGATGCCCATTCCGGCGAGACGCAATTGCTTTCCTTCCAGGCAGGAGCATGAACGATGCAGTTGCAGCTCCTTAATTTCCAAACTCTCGTCGCCAATGCCGCCGCCGCCGTACAAGGCTCCGCACGGCAACTGATCGACCTCACCATCGGCAGCACCCTGCGCGCGATCCTGGAGGCAAACGCCTCGCTCGCGCTGTGGATGCAGTGGCTTATCGTCCAGGTGCTCGCCAGCACCCGGGCCTCCACCAGCAACGGGCCTGACCTTGACACATGGATGGCTGATTTCTCGTTCGCTCGCCTGCCATCCTCACCCGGCGCCGGCCAGGCACTCTTTAGTCGCTTCACCCCCACCCAATCCGCGCTGATCCCAGCCGGCGCCACCGTGCGCACCACCGATGGCAGCCAGAGCTTTACCGTCGCCGCAGATCCTACCAACGTCGCCTGGGATGCAACGCGCTTCGGCTATGTCATCGGCGCCGGGATCGGCGGTGCGCTGCTGCCGATCATCGCCAGCACACCGGGCACGATCGGCAACGTCCAGGCCGCCAGCATCACCCTGCTTGCAACGGCCATCGCAGGCATCGACATCGTCTCCAACCCGGCACCTCTCGCCGGTGGGCTGGATGCCGAGAGCGACTCCGCCTTGCGTCTACGCTTCACAAGTTTCCTTGCCAGCCGCGCCCGCGCCACGCCGCTGGCCATCGGCCACGGCGTCCTCTCGGTCCGTCAAGGGCTCAGCTACACGTTGCAGGAAAACATGGCGCCCGATGGCAGCCTGCGCATGGGATACTTCATCGTCACCGTCGATGACGGCTCCGGCGCGCCGCCCCTGTCGCTGCTCAACCAGGTGGCGTCCGCGATCGAGGCGATGCGGCCCGTTGGCAGCGTTTATACGGTGCAGGCACCCACCGTCATGACAGCAAATGTTTCGCTGGCCATCACCACTGCCGACGGCAGTCCGCACGCCACCATTGCGGCCGGGGTCGCCCAATCGCTCATCGCCGCCATCAACACCCTGCCCATCGCCGCACCGCTGCCATGGTCCCGGCTGACCCAACTGGCCTATGCCGCCGACCCCACGGTCACCAACGTCACCGCCGTTCTGCTCAACACCGCAACCGCCGATCTCGTCCCGCAACCCTTCGGCCTCATCAAGGCTGGCACGGTTCAGGTGAACTGACATGGCCCTTCCCGGCGATCTCCAGGACATGCTCTACCGCCTCAAGGCAACCCTGCCGGCCCGCTGGTTCCAGGGCGCCACCCCCATCCTCGACGGCGTGCTCAACGGTCTTGCAAACAACTGGACCCAGCTCTTCGCCCTGCTCAATTTCACCCGCCGGCAAGCCCGCCTCGCCACCGCCACCGACAGCTTCCTCGACGGGATCAGCCATGATGTCCTGGGCAGCCGCTTGCCCCGCCGCATCACCGAGCCGGACGCTCTCTATCGCCGCCGCATCGCCAAGGAAATCGTCCGCGAGCGCGGCACCCGCACCGCCGTCATCGCAGCTCTGGTCGACCTGACAGGTCGCGCTCCCATCGTCTTCGAGCCCACGCGCCCCGCTGACACCGGAGCCTGGAACGGCCCGCTCGGCTACGGGGCGGCCGGCGGCTGGGGCAGCCTGATGCTGCCCTATCAATGCTTCGTCACTGCCTATCGTGCCACGGGCAGCGGCATCGCCAGCGTTGCCGGCTATGGCGTCGCCGCCGGCGGCTACGGCCTGGGCGCCATCGAATACGCCGGCCTGTCCATGCTCACCGGCCAGGTCACCGACACCGATATTTCCCGGGCCATCACCGGCGTGATGCCTACCGCCACCATCGCCTGGACCCGGATCGCCAACTGATCCCGCCAGCGCCAACCAAAAGGCTCCCCCCAATGGACCGCGCCATCGTCTATCCGGGCAGCATCCCGCTCGACACTGATCTGCTCGCCACCAATCGAAACACCATGATTGCACTGGGTGCCCTCGCCCAGGCCACGCTCGGCACCTCTCCCGTGATCGATGGCCTGACGGTTTTCCCCACCACGCCAGCAACCCTCTCTGTCGTTTGCGGTCCGGGCAGCATCACGCAGTTCACCACGGTCGACCAGAATGCCTACGGCTCCCTCTCCGCCGACACGGCCGATGGCCTGCTGAAAATGGGCGTGAATCTTTCGTCCAGCACGATCGCGCTTGCAGCTCCCACCACCAGCGGCCAGGCCATCGCCTATCTGATCGAGGCCAATTTTCAGGAGAGTGACGCCAGCCCGGTCGTGCTGCCCTATTACAACGCGGCCAATCCCACCTCGCCGTATTTGGGTCCCAACAACACCGGCGCCGCACAATCCACCCAGCGCATCCAGAGGGTTCAGCTCCAGGTCAAGGCCAGTCCGCCGGCGACCATCGGCACCCAGGTCACACCCAGCGTCGATGCCGGCTGGTCCAACCTCGCCGTCATCACCGTCGCCTACGGCCAGACCCAGGTCACCGCCACCAGCATCGCGCAGATGCCAACCTCTCCCGCACTGCAGTTCAAGTTGCCATCGCTGCGGCCAGGATTCTCCCAACTGCAGTCGTTCACGTCGTCTGGCAGCTTCGTCGTGCCAATCGGCGTCACCCGCGCCCGCATCACGGTCATCGGCGGCGGTGGTGCAGGAGGGACCCATTCCAATCTTCCTGGCGGCGGCGGCGGTGGCGGGGCCACAGGCGTTCGAATCCTGTCGGGCCTCGCTCCTGGGGCCGTTGTTGGCGTCACCGTCGGCGCCGCCGGTGTCGCGTCAACGGGCGGTGCCACTGGCACGGGTGGCAATGGCGGCTCATCCAGCTTCGGTGCCTACGTCTCCGCTACCGGCGGCCTCGGCGGCGGCGGCGGTTCCAGTTCGACGACCACGGCGGGCGGTGGCGGTGGCACCTCCGTGGGCGGGGACCTCAATTTTGCCGGAACCTGCGGAACCGACAGCGTCATTCCAGCCGCGCGTGGCGGCGACGGCGGCGGCTCCGGCTCCGGACGAGGCACCACCGGCTATGTCCAGGGCCTGACAGCACAGGGCTACGGCGGCGGCGGCGGTGGCGGCGGGGCCAGCAACACCAGCGGCTCCGGCTCCGGCGCACCCGGCGGCAACGGCAGCCCAGGCCTCGTGATTGTGGAATACTGACATGGTAAATTTTGCACGCATCGAAACCGGCATTGTCGTCGAGTTGCTCACCGCGGAATCTGATCTTTCGACCATCTTTCACCCGGCACTGGACTGGCGCGAGGTCGATACCAGCGTCGACATCGGCTGGTGTCTCACCGATACGGGCTTCGAGGCGCCCCCACCCCCAAGCGTCATGCCGCAGGTCCACCCCACGCTGCCCCAGCTTCAAGCCGAGCTGACCATGCTGGTCGCCCGCTTCGAAGCACTCATAGCCGGCTAGGAGCACAACTTCATGACAACTCCAACGCCTGCAACCCATATCTGGCGCCCAAGCGGTGCCAGACTCTGCGTGCTGGACGGCTTCGTGCCCGTCCCCCGCGGCACCGTCCCCACCACACCCGCCCCGCTTGCCTGGCCCGCCAAGGACCCTGCAGACGTGCTCGACTACGAATTTGACATCTCGGCCGCCCTGCTCGGCAACAAGGGCGACCTCATCGCCACGCTCGACGCAACCGTGACGCCCAACGCGCCTGGAGATCTCGCTCTGATCAGCATGGCGGCAGACGGAGCGTTGGCGGTGTTCTGGTTCGGCCAGGGCCAGATCGGCACGATCTACGTTGTCCAGATCACGATCACCACGCAATCCGGCCGCACCATCAGCCGCGCCGTTCTGCTGCCCGTCCAGGCGCTTGCCTCGGCCTCTGCACCAAGCGAGGTGCTCACCACCGACACCGGCACGATCATGACCGACCAGAACGGCAATCCAATCCTGATCGGAGGCTGACGGCATGACAACGATTGCACAGCTTCCCGTGGCATCAGCCACCACGGATTCGGATCTTCTGCCCATCAGCCAGGCTGGAATCCTACGTGCCGCCAGCCGCCTTCAGTTAACTGCCGGGCTGCAGCCAACCCTGATCTTGGCCACCAGTCAGCTTCTGGGACGCGCCACCGCCGGCACCGGCGCTCCCGAGGCGATCGTCATCGGTGCCAACCTTGCACTCACCGGCAACACACTATCTGCCGCTGCCACGCCCTTCAACGTGGCAGGCCTGCCAGCAGCCACATCGCCGTCAGGCACAGACCTCGTCGCCATGGCGCAGGCGGGAGCCAACAAGGCGGCCTCCTACACACAATTCATGTCGGGCCTCTCCGCGCTCACCAATCTCGACGTCTCACAGCTCGCCAGCACCCCCACCGGGCTGGCCAACGCCCGCAAAATCGCCGACCAGATGGCGGACGCACTGCCCATCGAAGCCTTCGGCGCGATCGGCGATGGCGTCACCGACGACACCAACGCGCTCGTGGCCGGCCTCGCCAGCAACCGCCCCATCCGCCTCGGCTCGAAAACCTACATCGTCAATGGCCAGCTCACAGTCAGCACCGCCAACGCCACGCTGATCGGCGTGCCCGGCCAATCGATTCTGCGCCGTGCCCGACAGACCACCGGCAGCGCCTGGATCGCCATCCAGGCCACCGGCTTTCGTGCCGATGGCATCGTGTTCGATGCCAATCGCTCAGCCATAGCCACCGACAACTGGGCGGTGCTCGTGGCCAGCGCCTGCCTGCAATCCGATTGGCAACGATGCAGCTTCCTCAATGCGGCAGGCGCCACACTCGGCAGCGGACTCGTCTTCCTGGCCAGCGATCCATCGATTTGCCAGCACGCCGTGCGCGATTGCGAATTTTCCGGCAACCAGCTCCACGGCCTTTGGTCGCAGGCCTGCGCAGGCCTGCTCGTGGAAGGGTGCCGCGCGCATGACAACGGCCAATACGGCCTGAACCTCGATTATAACGACAGCAGCTTCGCCAAGAAGTTGCGGCTGTCGCAGGTGATCGGCAATCGCTGCTGGAACAACCTGCGCGGCATCACGGTCGGCAACTTCAATGCCACCAACACGGCAACGCCCATCTGGGGCCACGCCAACCCCGACGCGCAGTCAACGATGGTTGTCGGCAACCTCTGCCACGACAATAGCGTCTATGGCATTGCCGTCTCCGGCCGAAACCTGCTCGTGCACGGCAATCTCTGCGCGAACAACGGCACAGTCGCAAACTCCGGCGCCGGTATTCTGGCCAACATATCCTATTCGCGTGTTACCGCGAACATGCTGTCCGGTGCAGGACTTTACGGCATCGACAGCGGTGGTTCGATCTATTCGGAGATCAGCGCAAACCACATCACAGGCCACTCCTTCGGCATCAACTGCGGTGGCGGCACCGCTATCCGCATCGAAGGCAACACAATCCAGGATGCAGCGTCCTGGGCCATCCTCGTCAACAACGTCGAAACCGACGGCAACGGTGTTAATTTTGGCATTGCCGCCAGTGGCCTCGCGCTCCTCGGCAACTGGATCGGCATGAACGGTACTGCCGCGTCCGGCATTCTGCTTCGCGACGGCCCGCAGGGCGTCCTGGTCGCGCGCAATCACTTCATGGGCAGCAACGGCGCCCTGCTCGCCAATTGCCTGTGGGCGAATACTGACCAGATCATCATCGAAGGCAACCGTTGGAACTTCACCCAGCGCTTCTTTGCCAATCCGACAACCTACAACGCGCTGCAAACCATTATCGTGCCCGATATCGCCGACAGCGTGATGGTCACCTCCGCGTCATCGGGCGTGCAGTCGATGCTGACCAGCTACCAGACTATCTGCTTTGGCCAGGTCACGTTTGCACGTGTGACCAATGGCGGCAGCAACTACACCACCGCCGGTGTCTCGGTCGCAGGCCCGGGCACCGGCGCCACAGCGCGCGCGGTGATCAGCAATGGCACCATCATCGGTATCGTGATCTCAACGCCCGGGACCGGCTACGGCAACGCCGGCACCACACTCGCCGTTGGCATCACCGGCGACGGCACAGGGGCCACCGCCACGGCCTATGCCGGTGTCCCCATCCCAGACGAACGACGCCTCCGCGTCCGCTGCAACACCAGCGTCCGCTTCGCCAGATCCGGATCGAGCCCGGTCCAGGAGAACTGGACCGGTACCGACATGACCGTGGCCACCAATGCCGACGTCGAGTGGACCGGCACCTTCAACACCTGGCGCGCAACCATGTTCGCCAGCGGCGACTACGTCCTGCCTGATGCCACCGGCGGTGCCCTGCTGCGCAGCATCGGCAACGCCGATGTCCAGCTTCGCCCGGCAGGGGTTGGCCGAGTCCGGCTGACATCGGATTCCGAAACCACCGGCTGCCTCGAACTGATCGGCCGCAACGCGCCCGAGGCTGTGGTTGCCGGGCCGCCAGGCTCGACATACCGCAATCTCAACGGCGGCATTGGCACCAGTTTCTACGTCAAGCGCAGCGGCACCGGCAACACAGGGTGGTTCGCGATCTGCTGACCTGCCAGCAGCAAACATCCATCCGGCCAAGTCATTTCGATCACCAACCCCCGAAAACGGGGCGGGGAGTACATGCATGCCCAGCCTTCCCCAACTACCCGAAGCACCCGTCGTCCACGACGCCGACAAGGTTATGCTCGACCAGTCCGGCGTGTCGCGCACTGCCTCCATCACAACGCTTCACAATGGCCTGCAGCCCAAACTGACCCTCGCCCAGGGCGCATTGCTTGGCCGCGTCAGCACCAATCCTGGTCCTCCCGAACCAGTTGGCGTCGGCATGGGTCTGAAGCTGAACAATGGCGCTCTCGCAGCCGATACCCTGGTGGTGGCACCGCTGGCGTCACCCGCCTTCACCGGATCGCCAACCGCACCAACCCCCGCTGGCGGTGACAACAGCGCAGCCATTGCTACAACCGCCTTCGTTCAGGCCAAACTCTTCCAGCCCGTCACGTTCACCGGTGATGTCGTCGGCGCCAACACGTCCGCCAGCAACGGCGCTATCGTCACAGTGCTTCCCGCCATCACCACACCTGGAAACTTCGTCAAGGTCACTGTGAATGCGAAGGGCCAGGTCACCGGCGGTAGCGCCACGCTGACAACCGCCGATATCACTGGCTTGTCCAGTTTTTCCGTGCAATCCGTCGCGGGTAAAACAGGCGCCGTCACGGATCTTTCGGTGGCCTCCACGCTGTCCACTGGCAGCACCACGGCGCGCAGCCTGGCTGACCGCGCCCAGGATACGCTCAACGTTCGAGACTTCGGTGCCGTTCTTGACGGTGTGACAGACGATACCCCCGCACTTGCCCGCGCACAGCAGGCAGCCCAGAACCGTGGCGGCGCATTGATCGTCATACCCGCCGGAAACCTTTATCTCGCAGGCACAGTCTACACCATCAGCGGCAATGGCTGGTTGATCCAGGCTGGTGCAACTGTCTCGGGCCCAGGCCAGATCCTTGGCCTCACCGATAGTGTGAGCGGCAATATCGGCCTTGCCATCGCAAAATTCTCCGCCGAACCGCAGGGCTCCAGCAGTCTTTTCGTCTCCAACTTCGTCGGCGCCACGAACTCCCCCACAAGCTACGAAAAGAATGCCATCTATGCCCGGATCGTCACCGGGGATTCATCCAGCGGTGCCATTCTCCGCGATGCTGTCGCCGGCGAGTTTCAGGCCCAGACCCAATCGGGCACAACATCCGGGCGTATCTGGGCCATCAACCCCATCGCAACCGTGTCGCCATATTCGGACGCATATGCATTGGGCGCCGAAATAACCGTCGAGAACTTCGGCCAGGCGCAGCCGCTGGTGGATCAGTCCAACAGCAAGATCGGCGTCAACATCATCGCTGGTGGCAACCAGCAGAGCACCGCTGCAATCGTCGTCAATGGCGGCCCCAGCACAGACGCCACTGGTGCTCAAACCGGGATCTCCCAGTGGAACACCGGCATCTTCATCAAGGATGTGGCGATCAGCGGCAAGGCGCTGCGGGTCGTCACAGTCGGCAATTCTGGATGGACCGACGTCGCGAGCATCGACAAGGCAGGCAATGCCCGCTTCAACACCGTCGCCATCACCGGAAACGGTGCTCCAAGTATATTTTCAAATACCTGGACCGCCGGCAATCCTGGCAACGGCGCGTTTCAGTGGAATTTCACCGGGTCGGTTCCAAGTGCCGGCGTGATTGGCCCGCTCACCACCGTCTACAACAACGGACCGCATTGCGCGCAGGCGGCGAAGTTTCAGTATTTCAGCCAAGCCGGCGGGGCGGACAGCGTCGACAACGCCCAGACCCTGATAGGCATCTACAATCCAAGCGCCGTCACCGGCGCCAACATGGGCGCCGAACTGGTCAGGTGGACCGTCGGCATCACCCCGCAGGACACCAGCCACAACTGGACCCATGTCGTCGAGGAATACAACGTCGTCAACCGTGGTCTTGACATGGGCTGGAAGGCCTATCGCAACGACCCAGTGAACAATGTCGCAGGGCCTCAACAGATTACCGGCATCGTCAATTATTCACCTGAAGCCACCGGCCTTGGCCAATCCGGCGAAGGCAAGAACCTGCTGTTCGCCGAACTCTTTGGCCAGTCCGCCGCAACGAACAGCACCGGAATCCCAGCCCGCTTCTACAACGCCTCGCTCTATGAGCCGAATTGCGTTGTGGGCGGTATTGGCCGTGCTATTTATATCAATGGCGATCTCACCGGTCTCGCCTCGCAGATCCCCTATGCGCCGATCGAGATCAATCTCACCTGGCTTCACGGTCTGCGCACCACCACTGCCAGCTTTCAGGATGGCCAGGCCCTGACCATGGCCACCGCACAGGCGATTGCATGGACCAACGGCACATCGACCGCCAGGATCACCACGAGCGGCAGCAACGCCAACCAAGACCTTGTGCTCAGCCCGGCCGGCACCGGAGCGGTGCGCGCAACAACGCTGTCAGCCACTGACAGCACCGGGCTGAACCTTGGTACCAGCAATGGCATCGTCATCCAGGTCAAAGACAATGGCTCGGCCGCCCTGTCGAAACTTGTCGTCACGCCGGGCAATGCCGGAACCCCTGCCATTCTCGCAATCACGGGCGAAACGAATCAGGGGTTGAACATCCGCAGCGCCGGCACCGGCCAGATCAACTTCCAGTCCGGCAGCGGCGGCGGCACCAACGCGCTGACCATCGTGCCGAATGCAACGGCGGTGAATGCGCTGTCTGTCACTGGCGGCAGCGCCGGCCAGAACGTGGTGCTTGGAATCAACGGCGCCGATGCCAACGTCTCCATCCAGCTCTCGCCACAGGGCACCGGCAGCGTGGCGATCGCCAAACTCGTGGCCACTGGCGGCAGCATCGACAACATGGCCATCGGTGCCTCCACGCCAGCCACCGGCACCTTCACCACCATCAAGGCAACGACGGCCACGGCCGCTGATGGCACCGGGCTCAATCTTGGCACCAGCAACGGCACCGTTCTGCAAATCAAGGATTCTGGCGTCGCTGCCCTGTCCAGGCTCGCCCTTACTCCAGGGAACGCTGCCACGCCGGCGATCCTGGCCATCACCGGCGAAACCAATCAGGGCTTGATTATCCGCAGCGCCGGCACCGGCCAGATCAACTTCCAGTCCGGTAGTGGTGGCAGTACCAACGCGCTGACCATCGTGCCGAATGCAACGGCGGTGAATGCGCTGTCTGTCACCGGCGGTAGCACCGGCCAGAACGTGGTGCTTGGAATCAACGGCGCCGATGCCAACGTCTCCATCCAGCTCACGCCACAGGGCACTGGCAGCGTGGCGGTCGCCAAACTCGTGGCCACCGGCGGCAGCATCGATAACATCACCATCGGCGCCTCCACGCCAGCCACCGGCGCCTTCACCACCATCAAGGCCACGACGGCCACGGCGGCTGATGGCACCGGGCTCAATCTTGGAACCAGCAATGGCACAGTCCTACAAATCAAGGATTCTGGCGTCGCAGCGTTGTCCAGGCTGGCCGTCACGCCGGGGAACGCTGCCACGCCGGCGATCCTGGCCGTCACCGGTGAAACCAATCAGGGCTTGACCATACGCAGCGTCGGCACTGGCCAGATCAACTTCCAGTCCGGTAGTGGTGGCAGCACCAACGCGTTGACAATTGTGCCGAATGCAACGGCGGTGAATGCGCTGTCTGTCACTGGCGGCAGCACCGGCCAGAACGTGTTGCTTGGAATCAACGGCGCCGATGCCAACGTCTCGATCCAGCTCACGCCGCAGGGCACCGGCAGCGTTGCAATCGCAAAACTCTTGGCCACCGGCGGCAGCATCGACAACATGGCTATTGGTGCCTCCACGCCAGCCACCGGCGCCTTCACCACCATCAAGGCAACGACGGCCACGGCCGCTGATGGCACCGGGCTCAATCTTGGAACCAGCAATGGCACGGTTCTTCAAATCAAGGATTCTGGCGTCGCAGCGTTGTCCAGGCTGGCCGTCACGCCGGGCAACGCTGCCACGCCGGCGATCCTTGCTGTCACCGGTGAAACCAATCAGGGCTTGACCATACGCAGCGTCGGCACTGGCCAGATCAACTTCCAGTCCGGTAGTGGTGGCAGCACCAACGCGTTGACAATTGTGCCGAATGCAACGGCGGTCAACGCGCTGTCCATCACCGGCGGCAGCAGTGGCCAGAACGTGGTGCTGGGCGTGAACGGAGCGGACACCAACGTCTCGATCCAGATCAACCCGCAGGGCACCGGCACGGTGTATATCAACAAGTTGCAGGCCGCGGGCGGCAATATCGACGCAACGCCAATAGGCACCAGCACTACCGCCGCGGGTGCCTTCACCACGCTGAAGGCATCCAGCCTGGCAAGCTTCGCAGGCGGCCTAGCCGATGCCAGCGTCACCATCCAGACGCCCACCACCGGATTTTCGATCACGGTTGCGAACGGTGTCTCCACACTTCAGCTTACGCCATCCGCCACGTTGGCATTCGGCACGATCACCTTGCCGGCAAACCCGGGCAACGGGCAATGGCTGCTGATTGCATCGACAACCGCAGTCGCTGTGTGCAACTTTCTTCCCTCGTCGGGCCAAGCCATTCTGGGCGCCCCCACAAGCATAGCGGCCTTTAACGAGGTCGCCTTCCAGTATCAAGCGGCATCCACGCGATGGGTCTGCCAATCCGGCAACGACAGCCGTGTCGCCAACGCTGCGAGCAGCTCCAATCTCCTGTTCGGTACTGGCGCTGATGGGGCCGTGACGATCAGCAGCGGCACCACAACGCTGACGCGAGACATGCACTACACTTCACTTACATTGTCTGGCACCAGCGCCATCGCAGCCAACGGATTTCGTATTTACATCAATACCACGCTTGATATCTCCGCTGCGCAGACAGGAGCGATCTTCGTTACGACCTATAACGGCAATGCCGCCACGGGCAGCACCGCAGGTGTCTCAAGCACTACCAACAGCTTTGCCGCCAACGCAACTGCCTTGCCGATCCCGTTCCAGGCCGGTAGCGCAGGGGGCGGAGGTGGTATCACGGCAGGTGGTGCGGGTGGGGCAGTCTCGACCATCAACTCCTGGGGGGGGGACGCCGGTCCCGCTGGTGGAGGAGGCGCCGGCAACAGTGGCGGCCAAGCCGGTGGAGCGGCCGGAAGCACTGGCTCGGGCGTCTTGCAAAGCGGCTTCTTCTTCGGCGCCGCCATTCCGTCATATCCCACCACCGGCTCAGGTAGCCGTATTTCCGGCGGCCTCAGCGGTGCCGGCGGCGGCGGCGGGGGCGGGGATGCCACGAACGCCGGCGGCGGTGGCGGCGGTGGCGGTTATGGCGGCGGCACCTTGCTGATCAACGCACGCACGATCGCCCGCGGCAGCAACACCAATGCCTCCGTCTTCCAGGCCAAGGGTGGCAACGGTGGCAATGGCGCAAATGCCGCCGCAGGCAATGCCGGCGGCGGCGGCGGTGGTGGTGGCGGTGGCGGCGGCTTTATCGGGATCGTCGCCGAAGCGCTCACTGGAAGCACCATCGCCAACGCGATCGACACGTCGGGCGGTATCGGTGGTAACGGCGGAAATGGCCTGGGCACCGGCAAAGGCGGCATCGGCGGCGCCGGCGGCGGCTCCGGCTATCAGCATCTTCTTGTGCTGTCATCACCGACCATTCCCGCCACCAGCAAAACCGCCGGCAGCAGTGCCGTCACAGTGACCACCACGGCAGGAACCCCTGGCGCCATCGGGGCCGTCGTTCGCGGAAGCCTGTGATGACGGCAAGTTTCACCGACTGCTTTGGCCGTCTTGTTACCCAAAACGACGGCGGTATGTGGAAAGCCGATGGGGTTGCCATCGGCCCATGCAGTGCCGAGCAGGCCCGCCATACACTCAGCGGGATGGCGCCGCCGTCCTACACTCCAGCGGAGACGGCAGAAACGGTGCCGCAATGTGTGACCCTGGCCCAACTCCGCCTTGCCTTGCTCCAAGGCCCCGGGGCCAGGCCAGGCCGCTCGCTTCTGCAAGATGTGGGGGACGCGATTCAGATGGCTGGAAGCGAAGCCAACGAGCTTTGGGAATACGCTTCCGTCATTGATCGCCGAGGTCGATTGGCCCTGCTTCTCGCCAGCCAATGCCATCTTTCCACATCGCAGATCGACGCGCTGTTTCGCGCGAGCGCCAGGATCTGCATCTGATTTCAGAACAGGAGGCGCGTTTTGAACCCCGAATATATTGCCCCCTTCATCAGCGTCGTTGGCGCTGTCGTTCTGGCGTTTCTTTCCCTTCTACTCAAGCGCCTGCTTCATCGCATCGATGGAATCGACAGAAACGTAACAGCGCTGGATGCAATGACCAGTGCGCGGATCCATAACCTCGATCAGGCCACCCAGGCACGCATCGCAGGCGTGGAACAGGTGGCCGACGCCAAGATCCGCGAATGCCAGTTGGCGCATACCAATCGCGAAGACGGGTTGATGCGCATGATCGTCGAGAACGCCAACGAGGCAGATCGCAAATACGCCACCGTCCGGGAGATGCTCAATGTCCAGGAACGCCTGCTGGCGATCGACAACAATGTCCGCGCGGTTCTTGCCGCGATGGAGCGCCTGCTGCTGCACAGTGGCAAATAGGAAAATCCAATGCCCATCTTCGAGCAGGTTTTCACCATCGTGCTCGGCCATGAGGGAGGTTTCGATGCCACGCCAACTGATCCTGGCAATTGGACCGGCGGGGCGGTGGGACATGGCGTGCTGAAAGGCACTGCCTGGGGTATCTCGGCCGCTTCTTATCCCGATCTGGACATTGCCAACCTGATGCAGGCGGAAGCGGCCTCGATCTACCGTAGCGACTATTGGAACCGTGTGGGCGGCGATACCCTGCCGCCGCCACTGGCGCTTTTGGTTTTCGATGCTGCCGTCAACAACGGGGTTGGCCACGCTGTCCGTTGGCTGCAATCAGCCGTTGGCGTGAGTCCGGACGGCCAGCTCGGGCCGGCCACGCGGGCAGCCATTATGTCTGTCTCGTCCCGCTCCGGCGGGGCTGCCATCTGCGCCGAGTTCCAGGCACAGCGCCTCGCATTCATGGCCTCGCTGCCCACCTGGCGGATCTTTGGCCTTGGGTGGGCGCGTAGGCTTTGCCAACTCCCCTATCAATCCATGAACATGAAGGTTGATTGAAATGCTGCCACTCATTCCGCTTGCGCTGTCGATTGCTCCTGAAATTGGAAGATGGCTGTTTGGCAGCGCCGGTCGAGCAACTGCTGATGCCGTGGTCAGCGCAATCCAGGCTGTAACTGGGACAAACGATGCCGCCGTGTCGGCGCAAATGCTATCAGCCAATCCGGACGCGGCGGCAGCTCTGCGTGTGAAGCTTGCCGAGATCGCCGCCGGACGCGAGAAGGCGATGCGCGACGCCGATGCCACGCTCCTTGCGTCACAACTTGCTGATGTCGCCAATGCCCGCTCACAGACAGTGGCACTTGCATCCAGTAAGAGTGCCGTTCAGTGGGCAGCGCCGATCGTATCGGTAGTCGTTCTCGCCACGTTTGGCTCCGTGATGCTGATGGCGCTGACGCGCTCACTTCCGGCTGGAAGCGAAACGTTACTCAATATGCTTCTGGGGTCCTTGGCTGCGATGACAACATCCGTCGTCAGCTATTGGGTTGGTTCTTCGGCAGGCAGTGCTTCCAAAACCGAGATGCTGTATCGAAGCACACCTGCAGCAACAGACGAAAAATAA